TGATAGTCAAGTCCCGCGTTGGTGGTTATTGTGCAAGACGCTTCGCCTGTCTCGGTGTTGAAACTGAAGGCGGATATCTGCGGTGCTCTCGGTTTCAGGAATTTTCTCGTAACCTTCGCAGCAGGACCTGTGCCCTTGCTGTTTTTCGGAGCGGCCATAAACGTTACGTATGCAAGGTGCTTCGAAGTAAATGGGTAAAAAGAATTACGAGTGTAAGTCTTCGGCCCAACTTTGAAGCTTGATAAATTGATCTGGCACGACGTGACCGTTTCCGCCTGCGTGTCTGCGATGACCTTCGGATCAGTGCCCTCTATACCGATATACCACCGCCTAACGAGCGACTCAGGACGGTCACCCCTCTTAGTGTCCACCTTGAGCTGTTTCCATTCGCACCTGAGATAGTGTGTTCCGGTTCCAACAGTTACACGCTGCGGCACGCCCAAATTCTGCACGGCTTGCGTCGGCTTCTTTGCGATGTCGGTGCGGTCATATTTCCATTTAGCCTTGGACGCAGACCCCGCCGTATCGCATTTATAAACGTGCCCTGTGCTCGTATTGAAATATGTCTGATTCTTTTTAGCGTGTGCGATTCCCGACTTCTTGAACACCTTTGCAGATGTGCTCGTGCCGGTTATCTTTGTACCTTTATAGTTATAAGTTGCCATTTATATCGCTCCCGCCATTCTGTATCGCCTTACTCCGCGAACCAATCCACGGAGCATATCCTGTGCATCGTCGGATGCGTCATAATTGAGATTGACAGTAACGTCACCGTTTCTGCCTCCGCTCGTTGCTTCTCTGATGTCTTTCATCAGGGCCTGTCTTCCATAGAGGACTTCGTCACCAGCCTCGCCAGCACCGAACAGCGTTGCACCGCTGAAGATGTATGGATTTTCCATCGCCTTCGCATGCCATGACACGCTGATGCTCGGCCTTGTTCCGAGACCGCCGATGCCGAATGGAGCCTTACCACCGCTGACGTTGATGCTCGGAACTTTGAGACCGCTGAAGATCTTGCCGATGTGCAGCGGGAAGATTCCCTTGATTTTGTGCATTATGTTCTTGACCTTGTCCCTTGCGCTCTGTATCGGCTTAGTGATGGCTTCCTTGATCTTGTTCATTGCAGAACCAATGAGCGACCCGATGCCCGACTTGATTCCATTGGAAATGCCTTTGACGATGTTAAGACCCGCTCTGAGCACTTTCGGCACGAGCTTGGTAAGCTGTTTCAGAAGGAAGACTCCTATCTTCGCCACCGCCACAACAATCTGCGGAAGATTTGTGATGATTCCCTTTGCGAGATTACCTATCACCTCGCCGCCCTTTGCCGCGACAGCCGGAAGGTTGTTTGCAAGGAAATCAACAAACGAGTGGATTGCTGATGCCGCTGCCGATGCAAGTGCAGGAGCATTGTCCACGATAGCCTGTCCGAGTCCCTGCAGAAGCTCCATGCCCTTCGATGCTACCTGTGGAGCCAATGTCGATATCGTATCGAGTGCGCTTTGTACCATCGTCGGGAGTTTTGCTGCCAACTCCGGTATCTTCGTACTGATTCCGTTGGTGAGTGCTGTGATCAGATTCGCTGCCTGCTGTCCGATCAGCGGAAGACCGACCTTGATTGCTGTGCCGATTGCTGTCGGAAGGCTTGCAAAAATATTGCCCACCGCTGGAAGCAGATTCCCTGCGAGGAACGTAACTGTCGAAGTCACGAGCGCTTCCATCGATGGGCCGACATCCTCACCAAGCATGAGAGCTGCCATGAGATTCTCAGCTGATGCCTTCATTGCTCCGAGCGAGCCTGTGAAGGTAGTTGACGCCTCATCAGCGGCCACGCCTGTCAGACCAAGTTCGCCCTGGATAGCGTGGATTGCTTCGTACACATCGCCGAGATTGTCGATGTTGTACTCTTTGCCTGTCAGCTCCTCTGCATCGGAGAGAAGACGCTCCATCTCGGTCTTCGTACCACCATATCCCAGTTTGAGGTTGTCGAGCATGGTGTAGTTCTGCTTTGCAAAGCCCTGATAAGCGTTCTGGATATTCTCGATCGGAGTGCCCATCTTTGCGGCGTTGTCCGTCATGTCCATGATGGCAGTGTTCGCCGCTTCCATTGCTTTCGTGGAGTCTCCACCGAATGCCTGCTTGAGAGACGCGCCGAAGCTGACGGCCTGTTCTGCGTAATCGTTCGCAGAGATGCCCGCCTTATATGCTTCTTTTGCGTAGTTCTTTGCAGCATCAGCCGCATCGCCGTATAGCGTCTCTATGCCGCCAAACGACTGCTGAAGAGCGCCGCCTGCATCAAGACTCTTCTTGATTGCAACGCCCACTCCTGCAGCCGCGATGAATTTCTTGATGCCTCCGGCGATTTTCAGACCCGCACTCTTTCCCGCGCTTTCCGACTCGCCTCCGAGTACGCCTTCAATGGAGCCTTTTATTCCTTTGGCAGACGGGACTATCTGCACATAAGCTTGTCCGATGTCTCTTGCCATAATTACCCCTAACTAAACTTAGCCAGCGCCTTATCGAGGTCCGCGCCCGTTGCAAAGCCTTTGATATTGCTCTTCGGTCTTTCAGCCTTCGTCAGAGCCTCAACGATGAACACTGGTTTGTCTTTATATGCACCAAAACGCCACAGCAACGCATGAACTCCGTCTGCAACTGTGGCTATCAATAACTCTTCACGCGAAGCCTTTGCCCCGCTTATTTTCATCTTTATTCTCGAGTTGTCCCTCAATCCAGCAGACAAGGTCGCCACCGTACGAAGCGGGAGCGACCCTGTGTCATAGATGCCGTATGTCTCTGCCATGTCGCAGATCCATGCAGACCTGTCTATCGATATCATGCTGGCGAGGATCAGGAGTTTTTTGTTGCTTCTCCTGCAAGGTTCATGATCTCCGTGAACATGTCCACTGTTGCCTGTGTGGATACGTATCCATGCTCTTTGCGAATGTGATCATACAGAGCTGCTTTCTGCTTCTCGCCCAGGACTCTCTCGAGCACAGCCGGGAAGACTGTGACGTCCTTGTCCGCTCTGGCGATGTCTTCAAGCAGTTCCAGATCATCGGCTATCCGCTCATCGATCTTGAACTTGAAACCTGATTCGGTTGTACCTTTAAGCATTTGGGCCACCTCCTACCCTTTTATGCTGAGATATACTCGGTATGAGTGTCTCCGTTTGCATCTGTAAAGCCTGTGATGGTGACTTCGTAACCGATTGCAGCATTGTCGGTATAAGAGATCTCTCCAACGGATGTGATCTTGCCGTTAGGGATTACAACTCTCTTTTTATATCCGCCGGTCATGACCATATCGATTACCCAGATTGCAGGCTCAAGTTCTTTAGCGTTTGACTTGATTGTCAGACCAGTGGCGAGAGCGCCTGTAACGTTGTCCTCGCCATAGACCGCCTTCAGAACGGTTTCGTTCAGAGACTCGATGAAAGTCATGGTGAAAGTGTCGGTCTTCTCAGTCTGAGGAGAAAGAACGATATCACCGCCCCACGCTTTGATGTTCTCACTGGTTCTCTCGAGGTTATTGGTCACACCGTCCTCGGAGATGTATCCGAGCGATGAAAAAGCATTGTCGAGAGCTGTGGTCGCATCTGCCGGCAGTGCTGTTCCAATCGGAGCAACGAAGACCGCTCCGCCTACCATAGGCTTCCCGGCACTTACGTATGAAGATGTATTTGCCATTTTATGCCCTCCATTAATAGTGGTAAATGTCCCACACCGACTGGTATCGGTGCTGACGCTTTTGTGTATTTGTAAAGTTGTAGTCGTTATCAAGGCGGCAACCGCAAATCTCATCCAGCGCAACGAATCCGTCCATTGCTTCCTTCACCTGTTCATTAAGCTCGGATGCTCTCAGCTTTGTAGGTCCGTATGCCTGAATCGCAACTGTTGAAAACTTTATGCGGTTCGTCATACTTCCCGCCGTTTTGTCTACAACAAAAAATTCCTGCTCGGGCTTTTCTGGCACTTCGGCATAAACCGAATTCGTACCAAGCGCACCTTGCAGAAACTGGATAAGTTTCGCTTCGATGTTCATCATCTCACCGCCTTTAGTAATGTGTTGTTTTCGTAGTTGTCCTGTGCAGCCTCTTCGGTCTCAGCCACTACCGACACATTCGCTCGAGTCGGGCCGATGTGCACGTTGTAGCCTCCTCCTGCTCTTGCGGCGATCTCGTCTGCATAACTCTCGAGTACACTGACCATCTCGCCACTCTGCATCAGCTCACGCACGCCCGCTCCGTTGAGTTTAAATTGCATCTTACTCATATCTGCTCACCTGAACCTTCGCGTTCCAGTCGAGAGGAATAAGACTCTCAATTCCACCAGCGGAGAAGTTGATCACTTCCCAATCTTTACCGAAAAAAGCAACATGCCTGCCTTCCCATTCGTGCGTGTCGCCTTTTGGTATCGCAAGCGTGTATATTGCTCTCTTTCCTGTCAGATCGAGAGTGTCGACCACCTCTGTATCGGTGGAAGGTGCAACAAGAACGTTATCCACGTTAACAACTGATTCTGTATAAACAGGACGATTGAACGCATCCGTACCGGACTGAACTTTGTCGTACAGCTGTACTGTTATTCCTTTGATTCTCCCGGCCATAGGTCAATCACCCCTTTTCTCTGCTTTCTGAGTCCGAGCCGTGACAGTTCGCTCTTCTTGATGAAAAGCCCTCCGCCCGGGACAAGGTAGGATCCCGAGAAAGAATAGCCCAGAGCCGACTCAGT